GCATGTGCTCAGCATCAGACTGGGACTTGCTGGTAATCATAGATAGCAGACGCATAGCCATTGTGTGAGCGTTTGTGTCGGCTGATACATACAAGGTAGGAACTTTAGCCCGTAGCGCAATAGCCAAGGCCAGTGTCGACTTACCAGCACCAGGAGTGCCAGCAATCATCGAAACTTCGGATCGGCGAATAACTACTTTGTTGGCATCAAACGTGCGAAACACTGATGGTAATGGTTCTCCACCAATGTCTTTTCCACCAACTGCACGGGCTAGGGTTCTCATAACTTAGAATGTACTCCATTCAGAATCGTGTCGGCGTACCCATACTGGTTCGCACTGATCTGGTGTTCCTTTAGGTGAAGGACACATGTATGCCTTCCATGGACCCTTTGCACCTGCACCTGTTCGCTTGGTCATTACACCATGTGAGCAGGTCTTAGATGATGGTCCAAGATTACCTTGAGGTGTTACTGGATGTGCAGTGTGAACTGCCTCAGCGCCTGGAAAGGCTGCTGCGATGTTCTGAACTGCCTGAACACCATTGGTTGGTGCTCCTGTTAGAGACTGTGCCATTACCTTGAGTACATCCTGTGACTCTTCGATACCAACAGCACTCTCTAGTGCTTCACAGAAACCAGCGTAGGTCTCTGAGGCTACCACGAAGATACGTCCATCGGGTAGTTTACTGCTGACTTGGAAGTTTCCAGTCATTTGTTATCTCCTTTTTTTGTTGAGTGAAGAAACTTGCATGAGGATATCACACCACATCTGCCACAGTTTGAGAAGTTGGGCAGGAAGACTGTGTTCTTTCGAGCAGTGTCGAACATATTGAGTATGTCCTCGACTCGCTCAGCATGTAAAAATTCTAGGTTCCATTGTGAAACTGTACCAGTACGTGCATCCCAGAAACCTGCCCTATCGACAGTAATCCCATGCTTACCCAATGCCCATGCATACACTGCAAGTTGCAAGGGATGCTTCTGGGATGACGCACCAGTCTTGATGTCGATGAGTACCCTATTCCCATCGAAATCGGTCATGACTCTATCAATTGCCATCTTGACGATGGTATCCTCGATAGGAATCTCATACTGCTTTTCGATAAAATCTTCATAGACATTCCAGCCATTGTTGCGGAACTTGATCCACTTCTCAAGCATCCAGATGCCTTCGCCATACCACCACGACATGTCCTCACGTTTGGCATACTGCCATGTGCTCATGTCTCCGTGGAGTTCTTCATCTTCCTTGACTTGTTCAAACCAGACATTATTCCAGATGGTTTCGGGATCTCCGCCTTCGAGATCGTAAATTTCGGTAGCCTTATGTACGGCTGTACCACCAGTGAACCAGACGGCATGTGCTTCTTGCACACCCTCGACTTTGGTGAGGTAGTACTTCCAACCACATTCTTGCCAAGTGGTTAGTGATGAATAGGAAATATGCTTTGGTAAATCGCTCATAGAAGTACTATACCAGACGATTATGTTTTAGGAAGATTGAACCCTCCACGAAGTCAATCGCGTCGTCGATATCCGATTCGATGTCTATCCAGAGTTCTGATGAACTCCCGAGTACGTTACATCTCCGCATTTCTAAATCCCTGCCTGAGTCCTGAATTTAAGAAATGCCCCCCTACCCCCCAAAAAAATTGGTGGTTCAGGGAGGCGATGAACTAGGCTTTGCCGTCGTCCGTCATTTGAAGTTTCTGCCCCACGGTTGCCCGCCCACGAAGGATATCATGTGATATGATCTTCCGCATGATAGAGATAACCCTATGTGATGAGTGTCGCAAAACGATCAACACCGAGAATGATACCTTTGTGATTGTCGACAAAGTATATTACTGCTACGACTGCTGGAGGAATGTCTGATGCCCACATACGACTACGAATGCCCTGGGGATGGGGAAGTCATAGAGTTCACCCTACCCTTCGACCATGAACCCCCTCTATGCGCCTGTGGTGACGTTATGAGGCGTGTTTTCAACCCTGTGCCAGTCAAGTTTAACGGCCCAGGATTCTATTCTACAGGTGGATAGAGACGACAAAAAGCCCCCCACCAGAGGTTAGTCTGATGAGGGGCTGATTGTTGAGAGCAGGCTAGGTTACTTAGAACCCTTGCCGAACTCTGGGGACTTAGGATCGAGAGCCTTCCACACAGGTGCGATGAAGGCTGAGACGAAGGCATAAGCCAAAGTCTTTGGGTCAGTTACACCTGACATGTAAAGCGCTGTGACTGCAGGAACTGCAGCACGTGCATATGTCGTTACGATTGCAACGAGTTTATCTTTTGTCATGTTTCTCCTTATGACTTGAATACTGGCTTACCAAAACCGACGACAGACACGACCTGTGACTTGCGGAGTTTGGAGCCATTCTTCTTCTTGTAGGCGCGTACCTTGAGGCATACTTGCCCTCCGTTACGCTGGTCGCCCTTCTTATCTGGGGCTGTGTTGCCTTCGATACAGGTGACTGTGCCATCGCCGTTATCTTTAACGACAATGCCAACGTGAGAGATGCGGTCTACTCCATCGTTTGGGAAGTCAAAGAACACGATATCTCCTGGTAGAGGAATTGCTTCCTCAGCCTTTTCCCACTGGTTCTTCTTCATAAACGCGGTAGCACCTGCAACTGTTGATACGCAATTAGGGATCTTAAGACCCACTTCGTTGGCACACCAGTTTACAAATGAGCCACACCAAGGCAAGAAGTTCGCCTTAGTGAAAGCACCGTACTTGGTTTCGTTGTCCTTAGGACCTTCGATCACACCGATTTCGCCTCTGGCTACTTCGATGAAATTTAGACGTTGACCCATTATTCACTCGCTTTCTTATCAACCTTAGCAAAGGCTGCGTTGATTTCTTCTGAGGTGAGGCTTCCATCTGCTAGGTAGAAACGGGCAAGGGCTTCAAGCACACGTGCTGCTCCCAAGGCTCCAGCAAGCGTTGCTGCCTGCCATACTTCAATCCCAACCAATGATCCAGCACCGATAACTCCGAGAGATTCTGCTGCAATTACCGCAAAGATTCTCATCATTACGTTCTTAAATGTATCCATTATTCATCCTTCATGTTTCTGATATTGAGAGTTACTGCCCAGACAACCAACGTTACGATGATTGCATAACCAACTACGGTCTTGGCAGAACCTTCTAGAACTACCCAGGCGGTGAACATGCCTAGGAGAGTCCAGAGTTGGTTAAAAAAGTCTGAGAACCATTTCTTCATTAGGGATTCCTTCTATATGCGGCTAGAGAGGCAGCGGCTGCTGCATGGGTGGCTATGTTGCCAGCGATAACTGCTGCAATCACAACCTTTTCTGATTGTTCTCTGACCTCAGGAGACATGTCAGCACCGATATTTGATAGGGCGGTGAGGACTTGGCCTGGGTCTGTAAATAGTTCTGCAAAGAGTTCTGCAGGGTTTTCTAAGAGGGTTAAGGCTATGACTACCTCAGCCGTAAGAACGACGCCGTTAGGCAGTTCTACGGGCGTGTCAGGGGGCAACACGCTGAGGTCTGTCGACTCACTAAGAACCACAACTTCTGGTACAGTAGGCTCAGGTGTTTCTATAGGAGGCTCAGGTTGCATAGGTTCAGGCTCAAGTGGCTCTGGTTCGTCAACGATCTCAGGCTCCGTGATTTCAGGTTCCTCAACAGGCTCTTCTGGCTCAAGAGGAATCTTAGGCTCTACGACCTCTGGTTCATCTACTGGTTCGTCGGTGTCAGGCTCTGGCTCTTCAGGAACTTCAGGAGTGGGTTCTGGTTCAGGTTCAGGTTCTGGCTCTGGAGTAGGTTCAGGTAATGGCTCGGGTTCTGGCTCTGGTTGAGGTTGTGGCTCAGGCTCTGGTCTTGGCGGCGATACCACTATTGGCTCTGGTTGTACTATTGGCGTTGGCTCGGGAAGAGGAGTAACAACAGGTGTTGGAATTGATTCTGCTGTTTGGGTATCTACCGTTGATGTCTCTACTGGTAGTACAGGAGTTACAGATTCGGAAGTTGTTGTCCCAGAGTCAGAAGCCGAAACGGTCTGCGAGTCAGATGAATCATTCTGACCAGTTGATGATTCTGAAACTGGCGTTGAAGAAGTCTGAGTCTCAGGTACAGAAACTACAGTCTGAGAATCTTCTGTTGAAGGACTCGGAGAGGGACTTGGTTGAGGCGAGGGAGCAGTTGAAGTATCTGACTCAACAGTTTGAGTCTCAGAATTTACAGTTTGAGTTTCAGAGACAACGGTTCCAGTCTCAGAACTGGGACTTGCAGCAGGGGTAGGGACTACACCATTATAGTAACGAAGAGTGTTATCAGAAAGACTGTCACTAATATAAACAGTGAATCGTCCACTGTAACCTCCCTCACAATACAGTCTGGGAATACTACCCTTACCATTAAAAAAACTATTACTATTATCCCAGCCAATAGTAGAAGTTCTGCTCTCGCTACCGTCGGGAGTACCGCAAGTAACTAATGCATTATAGACCATTACGGCCTGTGATGATGCTGGGAATAGATAAGATGTGCCTATAACTAGGAGAATAATTCCTAGTCTACTTGCTGTCCTTCTCGCAGAGGAGGAGATATATTTGGTCAACGCGTGTTTCCAATCGGTTCACTTGATCTTTGACAGAACTACCCCCATTTGGCTTTAATTCTGATAGATAGTGCTTAACTAACCATCGAACAAAACCTGTAAACCCTGCAAGCAGAGTCATCAGCGCTACGAAAAAACCAGCCCACTCAGTAACTGTCATAAGACTGTCTTAACTGTTACTGTGAGTAGACCACCAAACCCAGAGAAGTTCCCACTAGGTGGGGTCTTACGAGAGAACTGCACTTGCTCAATGATTGCTTGCACACGCTCTCCTGTTGTGAAGTCTTGGATATTGATGATGTCACCTTCTGCTTCGATAGTTTCTAGTAATTGAATACGCTCCCACGCACGGCCTTCATAGCCAGTGATTACGTTATAACGGTCTTTCTCAACGTCAAAACACCATACGGGGAACTGAATCAACCGTTGGCGTTTAGTTGCAGGAAGCGCTTTTGCTTGGAAGCCCTTAAACACGGGTCCTTGACTGGTATCGCTTGCGCTACGTGAGAGCGTAAACTTGTATGAAAGGAACTCTTGTGGGAGTTCTGGTGCAGTAGTTGCTGCCTCTGGTGTGCCTACTGCAGCATTGTAAGAGATGACGTTGTTTACATTGCCATTCTCTTCTATTGTTTGAATGTCCATAGCACCATAGGTGAATACACCTCTAGCGCGTACAAACTTAAAGTTCTTTGGCTCTAGTGTTCCGTAACGGATAGCACCTGTCTGTACATATCCAGAGGTAACTAGAGCGCTTGCTGACTCTAGATAGATTGCTCCATTGGTAGCACTATATCCAGTAGCAAATGCCAGGCGATTGGTTGTACCAATAAAGGCAACTGCTGTGGTAAAGTGTGTTCCTGACTGAATTCCTACCAAATCATTTGCGTAAGCAAAACGAAGTGGCTCTCCCTCAATAAGTTGGCTGAGATCAACGCGAGTAAGTCCAGCATTAGAACCTACACCTGTTGTAGCCCATACGAAACGATCAGCACAGGCGACGTCATAGACAGGCTGGGTTGTCTCTACAATTAGAGGACCGTATGCAAGGGAACCGTCTTGGTCATTAACTTCGGCAACGCGTAGACCCTTGCTAGTTCCAATAATCATGTAGCCTAGATAGAAGTATAGTTTTTCAACTATCTCTCCTGATGGGAACTCAGCAGCGACTACAGCCTGTGTAAGCACCGGCATTGCTCCGTTAGTTCCTAAGGTGTACTTCTGAATTGTAGAATAAATGCCAGAATGACCTGCGGTATAGATAGCAGGACCAGAGGCTGCTACAGAAGTGTAGTGATAGTTAGTATTAGGATTGGTGTAAATCGCGCTAGGTAAAGATGTAGCATTAGTTGCTAGTTCATAAACCGAGTTATTAACGCAAAGAATAATACGATCTTTAACAAATTCCATAGCAGCGTAAGTAATTGTAATGCTGTTTGCCGTAAACATAGGTGACGGAATAGTTGTAGTATTATCAGTCAGCAACTTCTTGTACATGTGAAGTCTTGGAGTACCGCTTATATCAGCATTGGTTACCCAGTATGCAAAGACACCATCATCGCAGATGGCATACACAGGCTCTGCACTACCAGTATTATAGTCAATAAAATGAACTACTGGGTCAGTTACACCAGTACCTGCTGGAGATACTGCTGCAGATGTTACGTTGCTAGCAGTTTTAGCGTAAGTAAAGGTTGTTGTAGTAGGAGTACCAGTAATTGTGTAAGTACCATTAAAGGTAGCGTCTACACCAGAAATTGTTATTTCTAGACCAGTAGATAGTCCGTGTGCTGCAGATGTAGTAAGCGTTGCTACGTTAGAGGTCAATGCCTTATTGGTGATAGATACAGTAATTGCTGGGTAAATCTTATCTACATCATACTCATCGTGAAGTAAAACACCATTGATACCAGACCACTGAATAGATCGGATATGCTGCTGAGGATGTTGGTGATCTGTTCCAACCACAGGACCAGTTGTTACGTGAGTGTTTTCTGTATCTTTGAGTAGGGTTACTTGACCCTTTACCCAAGGATTAACACCTTGTGAATCAAAGTAGCGGTAGCCAATAGACTCACCTGCTGATGGATCGTAAAACTTGATACCTGCACCACCATGGAAAGATGACTGAGATCGTAGCCACCAGCCTGTTAAAGACTGCTCGCCTGGTTCTCTTGAGTTGTCAAACTGTTCTTTGCGGTATGGTGCTGTCTCACGCTGATACGGATTCTGATCCGTTGGAGCCATGAAGAATGGGATACCACCAAAGGCTACGTCATAGTCCTCTGCTCTGTTGGTCCAGAATCCACTTGTTCCAGGATTACCTACATTGAGGGGTAAACCCTCGGTAATATCTTGGCCAGCCAAGGCGTACCTCCACTACTAGAAATTAAATTATTCGGTTACAGGAACTGGTGACACAAAGTTAGTGCCATCCCATTTATCTCCTGAACCTGCATACTTGCCACGAAACGTAGCATTGTAAGATGTCTGTACCCATTCGGTATCTGCACCGTATAGTGACTTGCAAAAGTCAATACCAATTGACTCTTGCTCTATACCATTCTCATCGTGCAATACTTCGTTGTTTACTACAATTACTTCTCGTACTATTCCGTCTTCTATCTTCGCAAAATGTGCCATTATCCAATCACCACAATCACTACGCCTGAACCGCCAGCACCGCCGAAAGAACCGCCTCCTGCTCCACCGCCTGTGTTGGCTGTTCCTGACCCGCCTGTTCCAGTTTCACCACTCACACCGTTACCGCCGCCACCTGAACCACCTGACGAATTTGCAAACCCACCACCTCCACCGCCGTACATAACTGAAGCACCTGTTATAGAGTTAGCAATACCTGCTCCTCCGTTGCTGTTCGTCGCTGCTGCTCCTGCACCACCCCCACCGCCATAAAATGAAGATGAGCCTGCGTTTCCTTGTCCACTAAATCCGCTACCTCCAGAAGTATTATTTCCACCACCTCCAGAACCTCCTGGGCTACCAGCACCTGCGTTGTTACCACCAAACGATGAACCGTTACCGCCACCTAGAGCAATAGCCAATTGACCGATTGAACTTGCTCTACCGCTTGTGCCAGTAACTTGATAGGCGTAAGTACCTCCACCATTTCCACCTGAACCGCCAGCACCGACATTTACGGTTAATGTTCCAGAAGGCAAATAGCGCTGTGCATCATAGAGGACACCACCCGCGCCGCCGCCACCATTTCCAGCCGCACCGCCACCGCCTACAACAAGAACTTCTGCAGTACCAGCAGTTCCAACAGTAATACTTCCAGAACCAGTAAAGCGATAGATAGTTTTACCAGCACGTGTTGTTGTATCTACGGAAGGTGAACCAGTAGTACCAGTTACGGTAGCAAGCCCAACACCACCTGCAGGAACTGGGAACACATTTGCTTTTCCTGTTCCTGGAAATACTGAAACAGACATTAGGAAATCTCCACTCCGCTAATGTGAAAGTTAACTGTGGTTGCAGATGCTCCACCTTGAATTGTTTGAGTAGCGTTGATGACTTGCTTAATATCAAAAGTAGCAATTGAGTCAGCCGCGATAGCGGTTGTATCAGCAAGTTTGACACCATTAAGTGCTAGGTCAAATGTTGCTGCAGTTGCTGCCGTGTTAACTACTACGATATTAGTTACCACTGTTGTTGTAGCAGAAGGAACTGTGTATAGAGTTGTTGTTAGAGTTGTTGTTGCTGCTCCTCTAAAGAGAGCCTTAGTTGTTGTAGCCATTAGTTACTACCTTCTTCTATAGTAGGAGAGATGAAGTTTTCCCCATCCCAAGTGTCGCCGATGGAAGCAAATTTGCCTCGGATTCTTGCGTTGTACGAAGTGCGTATGCACTTTTGTCCTCTGAAGTTTCCATACCAAGTCTCGGTATCTAAACCTTCAATTAGTTCTGTTTCATCAATTCCTGTAATAACTTCTGTAACGATGTTATTGTCATTCAAAAATGCGTAATATGCCATTATTACCAACTCACATTTCCCGTGCCAGCAGTAATTGTCGTGACTTTGAATCCTCCAGATGGAGAAGCAGTCGAACCAGTTAGTCCTGCTCCAATTGTAATTGTTTGAGAATCAGGATATTTAAGAATGACCACACCAGAACCACCTTGACCACCTGCTGAACCTGTAGAACCCGTTGCGGTTCCACCGCCACCAGAACCAGTATTTGCTGCACCAGCGCTGCCTGCGGCTGTACCATTTAGAACTCCACCGTTACCGCCGCCGCCTGCGCCTCCTCCACCACCAGAGCCGCCAAAGTCAACATTTCTACCGCTTGAGCCTCCGCCTCCGCCTCCGCGTGTTACAGATGTTCCAGTAATAGAGTTTGCTAGGCCGCTTCCACCACTACCGCCGTTAAAGCCACCTGAGGACCCACCGTTTGCGCCAGCACCAGCACCGCCACCTGCGGCGCTTCCAGAAAATGAACCACCAGTAAATCCACCACCACCGTAGTTACCGCCATTACCATTAGGGCTACCACCTGCGCCACCAGCGCTAGAAGTAATTGTTGAAAAAGTAGAAGTGCTTTCAGCGCCACCGATTGTTACTGTGTATGTAGTTGCTGGGCTAATTAAAAACCCAGTGGCTGTTCTTTGTTGTCCAGCACCACCGCCACCACCAGTATTTCCTCTTCCTGAACCGCCTCCGCCAATAACAAGATATTCAAGCGTAAAGGTTCTTGGATAATTTTGACTTCCAACAACTCCTAAAATTGGCATTAGGCAATATCTCCTATCACATACCAAAGGTCAGTTCCTGCTTTAATTGCCGTTGCCATAGAGTATCTTGCTCTAAGTTTAGGAGCAGCAGCAGATGCGCCAGTTGATTGAATAGTTGTAGTTCCGCTTGTTACGGCTTGAATAGTTGTTTGTCCTGTACCAATTTGTAACACATTTATTTGAGTACCAATTGGAAAAGCAACAGAAGCATTTGTTGGTATAGAAAAAGTATTGCCAGAACCTACGTCCATTGTAACTACTTGACCATTATTGGCTAATACTGCTGTGTAGGAAGCGGTTTCCGCGTCAAAAGCCAAGTTAACTTTTGCGTCAGTTAACGTTTTATTAGTAAGAGTTTCAGTTCCTGTTAAAGTAACAGCGGTAGCAGATGCAGCCTTTGTGTTTATTTGAGTCTGCACAGCGGAGGTAACACCATCTAGGTATCCCAACTCTGTTGCTGATACAGTTGTAAATCCTGTACCAGCGTTTGCTAGGTCTCTTGCTTTAGTCATTATAGTGCTCCCATAAGAAGTAGTGTTAGTTCGTCTTGTATGCTTCCTGCACCATTTAGAACAATATCTGTCATTCCGCTAATTGTTGTGACTGTCGCACCAGAAGCAATAGATGTTGAGCCTAGAGTTGGAGCAGAGTAACCAGTTACTGTTGACCATTTAAGCCCAGTGGCGGTTGATGAATCAGCCTGTAGGTATTGACCATTAGTTCCAAGAGTCAACTTGCCTACAGTGTCTGCACCAGTACCAGCAAGCAAATCTCCCTTAGCATCAAAGAGCGTAGGAGATAAAACGTTGGCTAGTTCAAATGCTGTAAAGGTAATAACCTCTAGGATGTCACCAGCAGCAAGGGCTGCAAGCCCTGTAATGCTAGTTCCGTTTGTAGCGTTGTAATCAGAGGTACGAGCAAGAAGTACACCGTTTAGATATACTTGCTCTTTGCCAGCAATGTAGGACAGTGTTAGTCCATTGTCGTCAGGACCTGACTCAGAAGTTTCTCCACCTGCTGCTGTGTAGCGATAGCGGTAAATATCTGAGGTAGATGAGATAGATGCCCATTCAGAACCATCCCACGCAAGCATTGCGTTAGATACTGAGTTCCAGTAGATAGCACCTTCAAGAAGTGCATTTCCATCATTATCTACTGTAGGTGGGGTTGACTTAGAACCAAGATAACGGTCATCGAATGAATCGTATGAAGCAGCAGCGGCAGCAGCACTGGCTGCAGCAGCAGTAGCAGAGCCAGCAACTGTATCTACATAGACCTTAGTTGCTGCATCATTATCTGATGTAGGTGTTCCAAGGTTTGTAACTTTATGTGTATTAGCATCTAGGTTGCCAAGCAACTGACCAGTAGTTCTATTGATGTATGTACCTGAAAGACTCACTGCTCCAGTGCTACCATCAACAGAAAGAACCGCATCTGTTGGGGTAAGAAGTTCCTGCCAGTTGGCTAGAGTTGAGGCTGGAGTGGCTGTAAGAATAAATGACTTGTTTACATCTGTGCGAACAGCAACGTCACCAGTCTGTGCAGTAAGTGCAAGCATATTGGCTTGTGAATTAACTACCTGTGTTGTTGTAATAGCAAGTGCTGGAAGGTGATGAGTAGGAACTAATCCTGAACCATCAAGTTCGGCAATACCATTTGCTATACCCTTTTGACCTGTAAGGTATCCAAGGCTTACGGCATCTCCATTGTCTGTCGGATTTGCTAGGTTTGTAATCTTTTGGCTGTTAGCAGATACTGCAGATGTAGGTGCAGCCATCTGGTCAAGACGGCTAGTGCGTACCTGTGTATCAAAGTCTGAAATAGTTGAGGCAGTCTGTGAGCCTGTGTGATTAGCACGGGCTAGTGGGTCAACAGCCAACTTGCTTAGTGCAATTGCCGCACTTGCGTTAATGTCTGCGTTAACAATTGTTCCGTCTACCAAGTCAGCAGAGGTAATAGTTCCACCCAAGTCCAACTTAGTCTTGGCAATAGCAGCAGTTGCTGATACATCAGCGTTGACGATGGTTGCATCTGCAATCTTGGCAGAAGTTACAGCACCGTCGGCTAGGTCAGCAGTGGCAATTGTGCCATCAAGAATCTTGGCTGAGGTGATAGCACCATCTGCAATGTCTCCAGCCACGATAGTACCGTCAGCAATTTTGGCTGAGGTAATGGCCGAGTCTGCTACCTTGGCGGTAGTAACCGCTAGGTTAGCAATCTCTGAGGTTCCAACTGCGTCAGCGGCAATCTTGTCTGCTGTAACAGCATCTGCTGCAATACGAGAGTTAGTAACTGCAGACTCTTCAATCTTAGCAGTAGTAACATTAGCATTAGCAATCTTAGCGGTTGTAATAGCAGAGTCTGCGATATCGCCTGTGGCGATAGTGCCGTCTGCAATTTTAGCCGAAGTAATTGCACTATCAGCAATTTTTGCTGTGGTTACGTTAGCGTCTGTAATCTTGGCTGTAGTTACTGCATTAGACTGCAACATTGCTGTTGTAATCATGTTAGTATCTGTAGTCTCAAGGACGTTAGCAATGGTTAAACCGTGTGCTGTTGTTTCATTCTTGATGTGGTTGTTAGCCTCACGGAAGTCAACACCAATAGCCATGTGACGAACCTTGGCTCCTGCTGAGTGAGCAACGCCAGAGACGCCTTCTGTACCAGTTCCGTCTACACCACGGATAATTGTTATCGTTGTGCTAGAAGGAGAACTAGGCGATGTGGCATAGACAATTTCTTCAAGGGCTGTATCTGGATCAATAACAAGTGTAAAGCGCTCACCAGAACCAGGTGTGATGCCACCAAGCACTGCTGCTGAGTTGACTACCATTGTAGTCGCAGTTGCGTTTAGTGCTGAAACTAGAGATGTCTCTTGCGAGATGGAGGAGTATCTGCGGACTGTCATTGATTAGTACCTCGTATAGTGGATTCGGGTTGGGTAAACATCACGAAGTTTTCCTGCTTCTTCGTTAAGGCGTTGCTGATAGAGTCCAAGCATGAATCGTGCTGTTGAAGCACCAGAGCCATACTGGATCTTTGTATCTGCGTTATCTGCTTCTGCAGATGAATAGTTGAGTCGGCCTGGGTCAATGAATGACGCTAGGCGGTATGATGCTCCGTAAAGGATGACATCCTTGCATGATGATGGAAGTCCTGTGACTGTTTCAAATACTGCAGAACCTGCAGATGCTGAAAGTGTGGCTGGCTTCTTTGTATAGAATACCTGGATCTTGCGACCTGCTTCTACGTTGTCGTAGACAGAAATGCTATTGCCTGAGGCAAATGCTGTGGTGTTTGCTAGTGAATCTTGACGCCACTTACGAAGCGGCATCCATTCTTCACTAGGTCCTGTTGGTTGCCATGAGACGTAGAGGATTGTTTCAGCCTCTGCTGGTAGGCTGTAGGTTGTCTTAGCGGTGTTAAAGTTAAACACATGAACCCCAACTGCAAATAGTTGAGGAAATACTGCATCAATTGTATCGTTGATTGCTTTCTTAACTACCGCCTTAGGGAAGGTAGGAGCAACAGTTACGCGAGAGTTGACCGTGTGTACCGCTGCTGTAGTTCCGTTATAGCCTCGGCCATACGGAGCCACAGTAGCGGTATTCGATACACGATCATAACTGTCAATCCAAAGTAGTTCGTCATCAATCTCGACAACACCTTTACCAATATTTGAGACATCTGCTAAGTTGAGTGTTAGGGCAGATGCTGATATTTCCTGTGTAAGGTGAGTGGTACGATCCTGCCTCATTGTATAACCAGATAGATTAAGCAGTGCCTCGTCTATCATATTGGTATAGGTGGTTGTCATTTAATTTCCTTTAAGGTTAATTTACTTGTTTTTTTCTGCTAGGTACTTCTTCCATGCTGCAGGACCTGCCTTATATGCTGCATCACGCTTAGCCTTTGGAGTCTTGGCATAGGCTCTACCAAGCGCATCATATAATGGTTGAGCAAGCCTTTGAGAACCGTTTGTCTTTGCTTTTGGCTTTGGCTTTGCTGTTGTCTTATTGACCTCTGAATATGGTCTTGGTGAATACGATGTTGATGCAGCCTTTGCTGGCTTATTAGGTACGAACATTGAACCTACGTACTTGCCTCCGCCAGAAGTTGTCTTTGCTGGCTTGTCTGGTACAAAGATAGATCCAACATAGCGACCAGAAGATGATGGCTTTGTTGATGCTGTTGCCTTTGCTACGCGAGCATCGCCGTACATACGGCGGAGTGCTTCACGATACTCAGGAGAATTATTTGATGATGCTGCCTTGAGGGAGGCAGACATTCCCTGCTTCTTAATCTTATCAATGGTTGCTTGCGAAACCTTGATGCTTCTGTTGGCCTTAGTTGCCATGTTACCACTTAACCTTATCTGCCCAATATGCGGCACTCATTTTTCCTTTTGAAATATTACCTGCGTGACGAGCCTTAAAAGACTTACGTCGAGCAGCATAGGATGCCGACTCTCCCTTTTTCTTTGGAGAACCACTGACACCCTGTTGACCAAAGCGGATAGTCTTGACCTTCCCGCCCTCCTTAGCCACAACTACGTGTGACTTTTTTGGGTGAGTTGGTGTACGCTTTGGCTTGTTATAGCCAGATACTCCTACCCGCTTTAGTCTAGGGTCGGTCATTTACTTCTTCTTTGTTTTTGTCATTTTTTGTGTCTGCTTAACTGCTTTACCTAAAGCAGCGCCTGACTTGTCCAATGAACCAAAACCGCTAAATCCTTTTTTACCTGCTGCTTTTTCCATATCACGATATAGTCCTGCTGCAGTACGTGCTTGTGCTGGAGTTAAGTTATTACTTTTTACTCCTGCAATAAACCGTGCAAGAGAAGAGTTGCTCTTAGGAAATTCTCCTGTTGGCTTTTTTAATACTTTCTTTGGAACTCCTGGACCTGTTTCATCATAACCTGGACCAGGATATCGTCCTGTGCTTTTTTTAAGTTTTGGCGTTGGTGTTGGTTTTTTTGCCATATTACTTAACCTGTGCTCCGCGCATTCCGCCGCCAGCAGACTTCTTCTTGCCAGGAACGAACATTGAACCTTGGTATGAACCATCTACTTTAGACTTTGAACTTGTAACACGCTTTGTTCCGTACATGCGCTTTACGCCTTCGACATATGCTGCGCTTGCCTTACCAAAAGCAACCTTCTTGAGTGCATTAGTCATACCATCTGCCTTAATGCGATCAATTGTTGCCTGTGATACCTTCATTGGTGCAGCCTTAGGCTTTGATGCTGGTGCTGCGTAGTTGCGGTAGCCTGATGCTTGTCCGCCGCCTGTCATTCTTGCCATTTTGTTACCTTCCCTTTATCTGTATTTTGAGGTTTTCTTTGCTATCGCTTTGGGTTGTCTTACAAACTGCTTGCCCTGACTTGTACCCTTACGCTTGGCTGCAGTTGTTTTTGCGTATTCCTTGGCTGATAGAGCCTGACGTGCCTTCTTGGGAAGGTAGCGTTCTCCTGTTGCCTTGGATCCTTGAGTGCTAGGCTTACCAGACTTGGTTCCCCACTCTTCCTTTGTCCATTTAGACAAGGACTTCTGTTTAGTGGTCTTGCTACCTGAGTAGCCACCACCAGCCTTTTTATATTCTTGAGCAACTAACTGTGCTTTGCGAGCAGACCATTGTCCTGGCTTGCCACCTTTAGAACTGGCCATAATGCGATTTTTAATCCGCTCACGTAGTTCAGGCTTTGTATACGGCATAATTACTTTTTCTTATATTTGGCGTTGTATTGCATTATGAACTCATCAACATACTGCTTGTATGTCCAGTCTCCTGCCTTATACGCTGCAGACTGCTTAAACTCGTTTAGAGTTGGTGGAGTAAACTTGGGTGTTGGTGTTACCTTTGGCTTAGATGTTACTTTTGGTTTAGGTGTTACCTTTGGCTTAGGTGTTGGCGTAGCCTTTTTCATCATGCCTGGCATGATTACTTACCGCCGAATAGTCCGCGCTTAGCGGGCTTCTTTTTAGCAGTCTTCTTTTTTGCTACTTTCTTGCCAGTCTTCTTGGCTTCCATCTTGGCCATAGCCATTCCCTTAGCAGTGTATGGGAATTCTTTTTTTCCTACTTTTGGCATTAGATTGCTCCTACTTCGCTTAGTTTGGATACTGTCTTGTTTTGTATTAAGTTTGTGCTGGGCATGCTATTAGCGTCATAGGCTTTACCCATAGCATCAGATGCTCTACGAGCCTCTTGAATCTTCTTCATGGATGTACCTGCTGGCTGAATACCCTGAGCCCTTGCATCGCGGTAGGCTTGTAGTTCGCCTTCCCACTTCTTGTTACTTGTCTGCTTCTGTGAGGAAGCATCCCCTGCATTCATCTGTAGCCCTAGTGCCTTGCAACCAAAGCAACCATCTATTGGATCTGGATGATGTTCCCAATGTTTCATACTGTCTCCACTGTATATCCTGCTGCCTCTAGGCTAGCCTTTTCTCCTGCTGTCACGTCATAGGTGATACCACCCAGATAGAAGGCTTCCGCCTCTGCTATCTCTTCAGTAGAAGGGTTTCGTAACTCATAATATTCCCCATCAATTTTAATGACGCTAACGCCTCTTGTAAGGCGATAACGGCTAAACAATGGGCCTTCCCCTAATGGACCTTCACTCACTGATGGAGTTGTGAATCTGTATGTCATATAGCCTCCTAAGCCGTTTTACTGATGAGTAGGGGTTGCCCCCTACCCACCCGTCTAATTACTTAGATTATGCGCGAACTGATGAAGCGGTCTCGATGCGGTATAGCGCCTCTTGACGGTAGATTGACCAGTTGATGATACCGTGCCAGCCGACTGGGCGGAAGCGGTTCAACTTGTCTACAACGTTACCAAACTCAATGCCTGGTTCCTTCCATACTGCCTCAGCAAGTGCTTGCTGTCCGAGTACGTAGGTGTTGTAAACACGTGCCTTTGGAGTAACTGTAAGTGTGTTTGTTCCAACAGTTCCTGAGTTAGCAACAGACACTGTAAGTGTTGTGTTTGTTGTACCAACTGAGATTGCTGTGATCAAAGCACCTGATCCAACGTTGGTTCCAGAGATAGCATCTCCGACCTCAGCAAGACCACCGAATGCGCCGTTTGCAACGACGATTGTGAATTCGCCTGATACACCGCTTACTGCAGGAGCAGTGGCAAGTGCTGTTAGAGCCTTACCTGAGATGGTGTTTGTCATGCGTGGTGTCTCGATAAAACGGACACCTTCCCATGCGCCGAGTTCTCCTGCAAGGAGTGGGCCGACGTTCTGGTACTCATGTGGTGTACGCCAGATGTTGTTTCCTGTCTCTGTGCGGAGATCGTGTGAAACTTCTGGGTGGATGTATGAAACATACATTCCGCCACGTGGGACAACGTTTGCAGCGCGTAACTTAGTTACTGCGTAGCGTACGTCGCGTCCCTTGAATGTATCTGTTGTGTCAATTGTTGACTTAGCAGCAGTTGTTGAAAGTGCTCCACCAGATTCACGGATAACATTTGTACCAGCATCTAGGATAGCGGCGATACCGTTATCTAGTGTTGTTGCCATGTTGAACGCAACTGCGTTAGCAATCCATGGATCAACATCTGAAAGAGACATAAGTGACAACTTACGTGTTGGGATAACTACGCGACCTAGTTCTGTCTGTGCGACATCTAGGGTTGTAGTTGCTGGCATTGCTACTGCATCTGGATCTACAGTTTCAGCGAGTGTTGCACCAG